CACAAGCACAAATGGTGGCAGTAATCTCTTCGGCTAACTCAGAGTACTTCTTCTATGGAAGAGAAGTGTTTGAGAAGCACCACAAATTTTTTCGTTCAATTTTGAACATCCCGGCATACTCAATTTATGAGTCTGCCGGCACGCTCCCAAATTGGGAGCAACTGGTCGACAGATTTCACCGGGCCGCCTAGTCGGCGAAGACTGTCTGCAGCCTGTAGAGTGGGTACTCATCAGGTGTAAGAAATACATTACCAGGCAACACTAATATTTTTGAAAAGAAAAGCGTTGAGGTCGTCACCGAAAGTACGACCGCTCCTGTCATGTTTGCTGTACATGACAACGAGCATCTGGCACAGCACTTTGTTCTGCAGTCTGCGGATTTGGAAGAAGCCGAACAAGTAGTTGAACTTCAACAACTTGGGGACTGTACACTGGACGAACAAACCACCACTTTCGTTGATAACGAGGGAGGTGTGTTTGTAGATGCTCCATCTTCCGACAACATTGTGGCACACGTGGACGGTACTGAAGATATTTCCCTAGGGCAATTTCTTGGTCGACCGACCCGTATTAACACGACAACATGGACGACTAGTGACATTGTCTCAGTCAAGACCACCATCAAACCTTGGATACAATTTCTCAACAATACTCCTATTAAGAAGAAAATCGACAACTATGCATTTTTGCGGGGTCGACTCCATATCAAGGTCGTTGTGAATGGTACCCCCTTTCAATATGGAGCCATGCGGTTGTGTTATCAGCCACTTTTGGGTCTTGCTTCAAGTAAGATCCGTGGGGGGACGGCGTTTCAGAATTCTCTGACACCGTACTCCCAAACTCCAGGTTTTTTCATCTATCCTCAGGCAAATGCCGGCGGTGAGATGGTTTTACCTTTCTTTTGGCACCAAAACTGGTTGGACATCACATCAATTACTGATGTCACCAATATGGGCACACTGGATTACGTGATTTACTCCCCACTGGGAGTTGCCGTGTCTGGTGGTACCACAAGTGTCACTATCCAAACCTATGCTTGGTTGTCCGATGTGCATCTGATGGGTTCGACTAACAAGTTGACCCTTCAGGCCAAGGATGAGTATGGCAATGGTGTGGTTAGTAAACCAGCTTCTGCGCTTGCGACTCTGGCTAGCTCCTTTTCCAAGGTGCCTTATATTGGTCGTTTTGCTCGTGCTACGGAAATTGGTGCAGACGCCACTTCGCGTATTGCATCACTCTTTGGTTTCACCAATGTTCCTGTAATTTCTGATGTTCAAGGTTTCGCACCTATGAACG